GGAGATCTTAATACATGGTCTTCTTTGTTAAAATGCCAGCCTTCGTTTTGCACGTCTTTTGTAACTTCCATAAGAAGTCCATGAATCATTGCAATCTGTGGGTTAGCATATGTGTTTGCTATTTCTTGTCCTGTGTTAGTTACGTCTGTAGTTACTGTTCCAAGAGTAGTTACAGGCGATTGACCAATGCTACCCAAGATAGAATTAACTGCGGATAGTTCGGTATCGGTTGCTATTTGAGTAGTAGTCATAAAAAAAAGGGGGACACGAAGTCCCCGTATAAAAATAAAATTAGTTAGCGTTAGCTGGGTATTGGTTACCGAATACAGCGTTACCTGTAGATCCAGTAGCAGCACCAGCGATAAGCTCAACGCAAGCAGCAGGGTTTAGGAAATCTGCCCCCATAGCTAGTCGTCCCAATATTACATCTCCTTGGTATACCACGGACACATCTCCAGATGTTACCTGAACTTGTGGTCCGATAGCTTCTACAACTCCAGCAGCTTCCTTCTGGAAGATTAATCCGCAAGAGTTAGCGAAGTCAGTAGCATTACCGTAGTTTCCGTTAATACCAGTTACAGAAGCTCTAGCGTCTTCTGCTGTTTCACCTACAAAGTTACCTAAGTTACCGGGAGATGCTACTCCGGGGTTAGTTGCAGATGCAGTACCAAACTTAGTACCATACTGTCCAAAGAACGGAATGTTCATGGACTTAAAGATCTTAATACCAGCGATCTCTACTACGCCTTGTCCAGACTGTAAAGCTGTTCCTTGTGCATCACGGTTGATTAGACCATTTGAGATAACACCAGCACTTACATCATTGATGAGACTGTAGTATTGACGAGGGTTTAGGACGGCTACTCTGCCGTCAGAGCTGACTCCTTTTTCGTCAAGAGCAGCAGCAGCATCATAGAAAGCGTTTACAAGTAAACCAGCATCATAAGCATTTGTTGCGTTACCTGTACCTACTCTGATCTGTGTACCGCCGGGCTCTGCGAAGCCAGACTTAGAAACTGGAGAAGCTTGTCTAGCACCTTTAGCGATAGCTCTAAAGATTAGTCTATCGTACTTTTGTGCAAGAGCATAACCGATCTTCTTAGAGATCTCTCCTCTCAATTCATAGTGTGCTAGTGTTTCATCTAGCTCATATACGAAAGCTGAACTGATTAATAGGTCGTCGCATGTTATGGTTTTTTCAGCTACTGGAGGTGCTCCGTCGCTGTTACCCATGATGCTATTTCCCGGTGTGTGGAACTCAGCTTTTGTGTGTCCAGTGTAGATGAACTGTAAAGATTTTCCATTCTTAAGAGTTCTCTTCATAACGAGATCCCTTGCTATCGCATTGTGCTGGAAGCCTTTAAACATTTCTCCACTGAACAACTTTAAATAAAGGGCGCGTGGGTCAGTACCGCCATTCAGCGCACCCGGACGGGTTAGCTTGGCTAACTGAGACGCACCAGTATTTTGTTGTGCCATTGTTTATGGTTAAAATAAAGGGTATATTGTATCGTTCCTAACGTTAGAATGTTGTCAGTCTTAATTGGTCTAACGTGAGACTGGCACGTTTTGTGGTCTTTTCCCACCGTCGACGGGTAAAAGGTATCCTCCTCAGAGGGCTTTTCCCAAATTGAGTAGGGAGGAGTTGAACCTCCCCTAGATCGCCTAACCGATTACTCTTGTGTAAGCAACGCCACGATATACGAATGTAACTTTCATGGTTATCTCCATATACCTAAGCCCCGTTCCATGCTTAGGAGTCATGCGTCCCCGAAGGGATGAACGGACGTGGCTGCCAGTGTCGGGTGACACCGGAGATGATAAAGATATTAGTTATTAGAGTTATCAGAGTCAGAAAGTTCTTTATCAGTTTCTTTCTTTTTTTCCTCTTCTTCATAAAAGCCATAACGGGTGACACTTGCTTTACCGAAGCAACCTCCTTCAGATTGTTGTGACATTATCCTATTGTAGGTGCAGTCAAAGCGACTGATGTAGACTCAGTAGAAGCTAAGTCAAGTGGGAAGTTGTGAGCATTACGCTCGTGCATTACTTCAAATCCAAGGTTCTGTCTGTTTACTATGTCAGCCCATGTAGGAATAACTTTACCATTAGCGTCAACTACTGACTGGTTAAAGTTGAAACCATTAAGGTTGAAAGCCATAGTGCATATTCCCATGGAGGTAAGCCATATGCCAACCACGGGGAAAGTACCAAGAAAGAAATGTAGAGCACGAGAATTATTGAAAGAAGCATATTGAAATATTAATCTCCCAAAGTACCCGTGTGCAGCGACAATATTATATGTCTCTTTGTCTTGCCCAAATTTATAGCCATAGTTCTGCGATACCTCGTCTGTCGTTTCCTTAATAATAGAGGAAGTAACCAGACTTCCGTGCATAGCAGCGAAAAGAGCTCCACCGAATACCCCAGCAACACCAGCCATATGGAATGGGTGCATGAGGATATTATGTTCTGCTTGGAATACGAACATAAAGTTAAAAGTACCAGAAATACCAAGAGGCATGCCATCACTGAAACTCCCTTGTCCGAAAGGGTACACTAAGAATACTGCTAGAGCTGCTGAGACTGGAGCTGTGTATGCCACAAATATCCATGGTCTCATACCTAGTCTGTATGATAGTTCCCATTGTCTGCCTGCGTATGCAAGCACGCCTATCAAAAAATGAAAGACAATAAGTTGATATGGTCCGCCATTATATAGCCACTCGTCTAGCGTAGCTGCTTCCCATATAGGGTAAAAATGTAGTCCGATTGCGTTCGAGGAGGGGACGACAGCTCCTGATATAATATTGTTCCCATATAATAAGGAGCCGGAAACGGGCTCACGTATGCCGTCGATGTCCACAGGTGGAGCAGCGATGAAGGCGAGTATGAAACATGTTGTAGCAGCTAGTAAGCAAGGTATCATTAGTACTCCAAACCATCCTACATATAGGCGATTGTTTGTACTTGTTACCCACTCACAAAACTTCTGCCAGTTGGTTGTAGTGTCTCTTGTTACTGAGATTGCAGCCATTTGATTAGTTAGTTAATGTGTATGTTGTTACATTCCTCGTCTACTTTAGAGAGGAAGAAATTGATGAGGTCTCTCTTAGCTTCGTAAGGTAAGTCCTCATCTAGTATCACTTTGTATCTTGCTTCGATAAATTCAAAGCAACTCATTTTCCAGTTGTAAGGGTCTATAACCCTTGGTTTAGAAAACGCCGGGTATGATCTGACCTGTAGTAATGTAGGCACCAAGAGCAGCAACAAAACCAAGCATCGCTGCCCAGCCATTAAAACGTTCTGCTTCATGTGTAAAAATTGGGTTGGTGTTGTGGTGTGACATTTCAATTAATTGGATTGGTGGTTCGTAAGGGTACTCGTTTTCGAGTAGTGTATCTAGATCTCTTGTTTTCATCTTTTGCCTTTCTTAAAATCTTCAAAAGATACTTCTCCGCCTTTCATACGGTAGTTTTTATATGCCGTTTGTTGTTTCATCTTTGGTACAAGATTCACATGGTTTGGCATAGTAGATTTAATTTTGAGATCTTTTTTGTTTTTCTTTTTTTTACCGAACATTAGAATTGTAAGTCGGATTGATTTAATTTTCTGAGGACATCATCTCTGTATGCCTCATCTGTCTCATAGCGTGGATCTCCCATCGCTGAGACAAGTTCTGCTTGAGATCTAAATGTTTCTCCAGCAGACGATGCAGCTCTGCCTTGTAGCATTCTGCCTTCGTAGCCATTAGCTTCATTATACTCATTCTGTAATCCCTTGAATGCTATGCTAATAGCCATTGGATTACCTGAGTCTACAACAGAATCAAAAGCATTGATAGCTTCGTCAGTTAAATTACTGGCAGCCCAGTCAACAACTGCGTTGTAGTTTGCTTCTCCTCCACAAGCGTTCTGAACACTATTAACTTGTGCTTCAGATAATTCTACACCTTGTGTAGGTGCTTGAGGATTGTTAGCTTGGATCTCTATGTAAGCGTTTACTAAGTCTTGACTACTCATTTGACTAAACGACTCTATAGTTTCTTCACTAAGTTGTCCGTCATTTGCATAGTATTCTTCTGACGCTTCATTAATTAAATTGATCGCAGGAGCATATTCAGATACCTCCTCATCGCTTCCTTCTTCCTCTTCATATCCTTCGTCTGTACTTTCGTAGTCGACTTCTTCTTCTTCTGTTTGTCCAAGTTTCTTTTGTAATGATAAGTATGCGCTTTCTAATTCTTCTGCGCTTTTATATTTACCAGCTAGTAGTCCTTCTTGTTCTGCTACTAACTGTTCTCCTACTTCAAGAGAGTTCTGTTCCTCTGCGGATAGAACTTCTGTCTCAGGAGTATTATCATAAGATAAAGTTTCTGCCATTATTCAGGTTGTGGTGGTTGTTCTTGTCCCCCGGACATCATGCCTTGGAGGTTTTCTGTGTCAGCTAATTTAGAATTAGCAAATTGACCAGCTTGTTGTAAGAGTGTTGCTTGCTGTTGCTCTTGCATCATCTGTTCCTTATCACCTTGTAACTGTTCTGGAGTCTTAACTAGATTCAATACATCAATACCTTGTGCAGCAGCCAATCTCTTGATTGCTTCTAATGGATTAATAAATTTCATCAATGCTTCTGGTCCTACTGTTTGTGCAATAGTTCCCATAAACATAGTCAAAGCTTCTCTGTCTTGTCCTCTACCTAACGCATTTACACCAGCTACAATAGTTGGTCTAATAATATCTTTAGGTAATTTAGGTAGTTCATTAGTTCTTTGTAGTACTAATAAAGTTCTATCTAAATAAGGTATAAGAAAAGATGTAGTTAACAGTGAGAAGATACCGCCGAGCTGTTGCTCTAGCTCAAGCTGTGTAAGCCTGACTTCTTCTGCTGTTACTCTTTCTGCATTCCTAACATTCATAACTAGGAAAGCTTCAAGCAATCTACGCTCTATAGTTTGAGACATCTGAGCAGCAGTTGAAAAATCTGCTGTCTTGCCGACTTGGACGACTTGAACGTCCTCCGCCCGACCTTGTACGATGGCTCCATTTCCAGCCTTTGCAATAGTTGCTGGCTTCGTAGTTGAAGATGGACTGACCAGAAAGATTACCTTACTGGCAGCAGCAGCTCCTTCGACAAGAGCCTGTGATAAACCTTCTAGAGATTTGAGATCGCCAAGGAACTCTTCAACTCTACCACGTCCGTACTGTTCTCCGTCTACAGAATTAAAAGTAAGAACAAGCCAAGGGCTTGCATTCTTAGGAGCTGTACTTCGTGAGCCCGGTATTATCATACCTTCTACTTCTTGATACCATTCCCATCTGCCGTTCTTTAGTTTCACGCACGTGTAAACTTCGACATCATCAGTATTGGTACCATATGTTTTATCAACGACTGTGTTGGGTTCTTTCTTTGGAAGATCGTAACCGAGTACGTCGCGATTTATCAATTCCTTTGTAACTATTTCTAGGACGTTACCATTTCCATCTCTGTTAACGACATACCTAT